GGTGAGAGGGGAGGAGGGGAGGGCGTTGTGGGCCGCCGTTCGCACCGAGATCAAAATAGAGGGCCCCCCTTTCCGAATTGAACAGGGCGGGTATCGCCGCCCATGAAGGGCCGAAAACCGAATCCCGCTCCCGTTGTCGTGCCTGGTCCGTGGACCGGGGCATCGAAGAATGCAGAGTCGCCGAAGATCGATGGGCCGGATTGGCTGCTTGAATTCGACGGCAGCGCGGACGAATGGGGCAAGCGCCGCGCCGAGATCGCCAAGGTGCGTTTTGCCGTGCTGATCAAGAGCATGACCGAGCGCGGCACGCTCGACACCGACAACAATGCGCTCGTCGAGATGGCCGCCGGCGCCTATGCCGACTGGAAACTCGCCGAGGCGCACGTCACCAAATTCGGGCCGATCGTTCCGGCGCCGAAAACCAATGTTCCGATGCACAACCCGTTCAAAGCGCTGGCCGACGCGGCGTTCAAGCGGCTCGTGATCGCCGAGGATCGCCTTGGCATTCCTCCGGTCGAGCGCGGCCGCGCGACGAAGGCCGGCGGCAAGGTGAAGAAAAAGAATGCCGCGGAAGCCTACATCGGCAAAGTCCCGGCCTGGGCCCCGAGCGCGAAAAAGTAGCGGCGCGCGCAAGCGCAAGCTCGATCCGGTTACGCAATGGGCGCGCGACGCCGTCGACGGCACGATCGTCGTCGGTGAGATCGTCCGACACGCGGCCGAGCGTCATCTTCGAGACCTGAAGGACGGCCCCAAGCGCGGACTGCACTGGCGGCCTGAGATTGCCGCTCATGTTCTCGGCTTTTTACCGGCGGTCCTGCCAATCACGGCAGGAGCGATGGTGGGGCAGCCGTTCCATCCCTTGCCGTGGCATGTTTTCGCCGCCGGCTCGCTGTTCGGCTGGCGCAAGGACAGCGGCCGGATGCGGTTCCGGTCGGCGTGGCTGGAGACCGGCAAGGGTCAGGCGAAGTCGCCGCTGATGGCGGCCATCGGGCTCTACCTGATGGGCTACTACGGCATCCGCCGCGCCGAGATATTCTCGATCGGCCAGGACAGGGCGACGGCGAACGTGCTGTTCAAGGACGCCGTGGCGATGTGCCGGGCGCCCATGCCGGGGCAGGACGACGAGCCCGAGGAGCTGCGCGAGACGCTGTTGAGCCGCGGCGAGGTGGTGATCCGCGGCGAGCTCGACAACGCGTGGAAGATCGAGCATCCGGCGACGGGCTCAAAGTTTCAGTCGCTCGCCAACGGCGAGGCGATTTCAGGACCAAGACCCGCCGCTGTGCTGGCCGACGAGATCCACGAGTTCAAGAGCGCCGGCTCCATCGAGACATGGAAGCGCGCCATTGCGAAGATGCCCGGCGATGCCTTGATGCTGCTCGGCACCAATACGCCGGCAACGACGCAGATCGTCGGAACGGACTACTCGGAGTTTTACCAGAAGGTCGCCAGGAGCGAGATACCGGACGACGAGGCGTTCGCCTTCATCGCCCGCGTCGACAAGGCGGATCGCGAGACCGTTTTCGAAAACGAGAAGGTCTGGGTCAAGGCGCTGCCGGCGCTGGGCATTACCTTCCCGATCGAGAACATCCGCGGCGAGGTCAACACCGCCAAGACGCTCCTCTCGACCGCGATGTCGGTCAAGCGCCTCTACTTCGGAATCCCGGTCGGCTCGGTCGACTTCTGGATCGCCGAAGAGGCGTGGGCCGCGGTGCAGGGGCCGGTCGACCCCGAGGATATGCGGGGCTGCAAGTGCTGGCTCTCGCTCGACCTGTCGCAGAAGAACGATTTGACGGCGCTCTCTTGCGTTTGGCTCGACGATGCCGGGCATCTGTGGGCCAAGACTTGGTATTGGACGACAAAAGTTGGCCTCGCGGACCGAGCGAAGGCCGACAACGCGCCCTATCCGCTGTGGGTTGAACAAGGATACCTCACCGCCGTTGATGGCGCAGTGATCGACAAGACATTCGTCGCCGAACAGGTGGCGCGGCTTCTCGCCGAGCACGATGTTCAATATCTCGCATTCGATCCCGCCGGCATCGCAGATTTTATCGCCGCGTGCGAGACGGTCGGGCTCGCGGTGTGGAAGTGGGACGGGCCGGACAAGCCCGAAGGGCAGGGGCTCAAGCTTGTGAGCCACGCTCAGGGCACGAAGGTCCGTTTCGAGGAAAAGCAGCTCTGCATGCCGCGCTCGATCGAGCGGCTTGAGGACCGCATCCTCGAGGAAACCATCACGATCGATGTGTCGCCCGTCACCTATTCCTGCGCTGCAAATGCGGCCGTGATCTCCGACGGGCAGAAGAACCGGGCCTTCGACAAGAAGCGTTCCCGCGGGCGCATCGACGGCATGGTGACGATCGCCATGGCGGTGGGTGCCGCGACCGCGACTGAGGAAGCGTCCGAATCTGTGTATGACGCACTCGCGCGCGAAGAGGCAAACGGTGCCCCGGCACCGAAAGCATCGCCGGGCGAGGCCGGCTCGGCTTACGACGGCGCCGAAGAGCCGATCGACTACGCGATCCTGAACGACCCGCGGCACCCGCGCTTCGCGGAGATGGCCCGCCGCTTCGAGGAGTGGCAGGAACTCCACGGCGACGACGAGGATTAGATGGCATTCTTTGGCCGCATCATCGAAACGATCCTCGCGCGCCGGGTAACGTCGGAACCGGCGTATCCGGTGTCCCATCGTGTTCCCTACAGTCAGCGCACGCTGGCGGGACCGGCGATGACCCCGGACACGGCCGTCACCGTCTCGGCGGTGTGGGCGTGCCTGCGCTACCTGTCGCAAACCGTGGCGGTGCTGCCATGGCACGTGATGAAGCTGGATTCGGCGACCGGCAAGAAGATCGCGGCTGCGACGCATCCGGTCGACTGGCTGCTCTATAAGCGGCCGAACCCCGAATGGTCGTCGTTTCAGTTCCGCGAAACGCTCACCCATTGGGCGCTGCGGTGGGGCAACGGTTACGCTGAGATCGAGCGCGACAATCTGCGGCGCCCGATTGCACTGTGGCCGATCCATCCCGATCGGGTGTGCCCCGAGCGCGACCCCGAGAGCGGCGCGCTGATCTACAAGGTTTCGCGCGGCACCGGCGGCGGCACCGGCGATGCAGTCACGCTCCAGGCCGATGAGATGTTCCACATCCGCGGCTTCGGCGAGGGGCCGATCGGCGTCAACGTCATTGCCTATGCTGCCGAGAGCTTGGGTTGGGCGAAGGCCGTTCAATTGTTCGGCGCCGCCTTCTTCGGCAACGGCATGAACATGGGCGGCTTCATCGAGGTCAAGAGCGGCCTCAAGCCCGCTGGACTGAAGGCGCTCAAGGCCGAGCTGGCGGCGCTGTTCAAGGGCCCCCGCAAGGCACAGCAATGGCCGGTTCTCGACAACGGCATGACCGCAAAGCCCTTCGCCATCGAGCCCGACAAGGCGCAATTCATCGAAACCAACAAGCACCTCGTCGATGAGGTATGCCGCTGGTTCGGCGTCCCGCCGCACAAGGTCATGCACCTTGACCGAGCGACGTTCTCCAACATCGAGCATCAGGCGATCGAGGTCGTCGTCGACAGCATTCATCCGTGGGTGAAGCGGTTCGAGGACGAAGCCGATTTCAAGCTGTTCGGGCAGAATCGCCTGGGCTTCTACACGAAGATGAACATGCGCGCCCTCCTGCGCGGCGATTTCAAGACGCAGCAGGAAGGCTTCGAGGTCATGCGCCGCAACGGCACCCTGAATGCGAACGAGTGGCGCGAACTCGTCGACATGGACCCGATGGACGACGAGGACGGCGGAAGCAAATACGTCATGCAGTCCAACAACACGACGCTCGAGATGATCGGCGAGCCGCCGGCGTTGCCCGGCGCGGGGGCTTCCGCCCCCGAAGAAGCGGAGGCTGCCCCCGGCGATCCCGGCGATCCGGCAGATCCCGATCAGCCCGCCCCCGAAGAAGCGGAGGCGATGGAGCGGCTGCAAATTCTCGCCGAGGCGTTGGTGCCGGAACATGTCTGAGCCCAAGATCATGGCGCGCGCGACCGCGCCGCGGCCGAAAAAGGAAGGCCCGTGGACTGCCGTCGAGCGGCTTTTCGGCGGCCTTTTCGCGCGAACCGATGCGCATGATGTGCGGATCGCCGCGATCGAGGCGCTCGCGCCGGTGCCCGGCCCGCAGGGTGCCCAGGGCGTGCCTGGTCCGCAGGGTATTGCCGGCGAGATCGGCCCCGCCGGTGCGCCCGGCATCGCTGGCCGTCAGGGTTTGCCCGGAGATCCGGGCCCACAGGGCGAGCGTGGCGAGATCGGCCCGCGCGGCGAAGTCGGCCCCCAGGGCAGCGACGGTCGTGAGGGGCCTGTGGGACCGCGCGGCGAACACGGCCTGCGGGGGGAGCGCGGGGAGCCTGGCCGCGACGGCCGCGACGGCGTGGGCCTCGCCCGCGCGTGGGTTGCCGACGGCATCCTCCACATCGAATTGACGAACGGCGTCACCGCGACGCTCGGCAACGTCGTCGGCCCGCAGGGGCTTCAAGGCGATCGAGGGCCGCAGGGTGCGCCGGGCGAGACTGGCCCCTCGGGGCCGATGGGGCCGCAGGGTGACGTCGGCCCGCAGGGGCCGATGGGCGAGATTGGTCCGCAGGGCGTCCGCGGCCCGAAAGGCGCCCCCGGAGTGCGCGGCGAAAAGGGCGATCCCGGAGATGTCGGGCCGCTGGGGCCGCGGGGTCCACAGGGCGACGCGGCGATCGAGGTTCTCAGCGAATACGGCGCAAGCCTGACCGCCGAGACGCTGGACAACATCAGGATCTTCGAACTATCGATCGCGGGTGAGCGTATCCGCGTTCTGGCGCTCGATTGAGGAACGCGACATGGCTGTGAAAATCGCAACGTCCAAGCCGCCGTCCGGCTACCGCATGGCCGCCAAGGGCGATCGCGGGGAGATTTATCTCTACGGTGCCATCGGCGGCGACTTCTTCGGCGGTGGCGTGTCGGCAAAGCAGTTCGCCGACGACCTCAAGGCGATGAAGTCCGTCAAGACGATCGACCTCCGCATCAACTCCGAGGGCGGCGACGTCTTCGACGGCAAGACGATGTATTCGCTGCTCCGCGATCATGGGGCCAAGATCGTCGTTCATGTCGATGGCCTCGCTGCCTCCGCTGCCTCGTTCGTGGCGATGGCCGGCGATGAAATCATGATCGCCGAGGGCGCGTTCATCATGATCCACAACCCGTGGACCGTCGCCGTCGGCAATGCCGCCGACCTGCGCCAGACCGCCGATCTCCTCGACACCGTCGGTCAGACGATTGCCGACGTTTACGCCGCGCGCACCAAGCAGCCGATGGCGAAGATCACGCAGTGGCTCGCCGACGAGACGTGGATGACCGCCGACGAATCCGTGAAGAACGGTTTTGCCGACACGATGGTCGCGAACCTGAAAGTCGCCGCCAGCGTGCGCGAGCCGTCGCGCTACAAGCATTTGCCGTCGGCGCTCTTCCCGAAGCGCGCCGCCGCCCTCGCCAAGATCGAGGACATGAAAGCCGCTCGCGGCTAGACCCAAACCGCCCTTGGGCAAGGTGACCGCTCGCGTCTGATGACGCCGGCAATCCTTCGGGAGCCCGATATCCCCGCCTCGGCGGGGTGCCAAATCCGCCCTTTGGCAAGGCACTGAAGCCCCGTCGCGATGACGCGGCATTTCCCATAGACGGAGATACCCATGAAGGCCAACAGCATGTTGGCTGCCGCGCTGTTCGCCGGCAGCTTTCTCACGACGGGCAGCCTGCCGCGCATCCGCATGGATGCCGGCAATGTCGACGAGGCCATCACCCGCCTCCAGGCGCAGGTGGAGGAACTGAGCGATGCATCCGCGGCGCTCGTCGCCGCCGCCGATGCCGAAGGCCGCGATCTCACCGACGAGGAGGTCGCCACGATCGAGGCGAACGCCGAGAAGGTGACGGGCCTCGACAAGCAGATCAAGGCCCGCTCGGCCCTCAAGCGTCCGGCCGCCGGGACGAACCGCAAGGTCGTGGACGCCGTCGACGCCGACGGCAAGCCGCGCATCTCCGGCGGCGCCCGCCGCGAAGATCCCCGTGGCGGCTTTCGCAGCTTCGGCGAGTTCGCCGCGACCGTGCGGAATGGCTCCATCCGGCCGAGCGATCTCGACACCCGCCTGCGCAACTCCGCGACCACCTACGGCAACGAGGGCACCGGCACCGACGGCGGGTTCCTGATCCCGCCGGAGTTCAGCCGCGAGATCATGACCAAGGTGATGGCGGAGGAGAACCTTCTCAACCGCTGCACGCCCCTGGTCGTGAGCGGCAACTCCATGACCATCCCGAAGGACGAGACGACCCCGTGGCAGACCTCGGGCGGCATTCTGACCTACTGGGAAGGCGAGGGCGCGCCGACGCCGGCGAGCAAGCCCGCGATGGAGATGTCGACCCTCCGTCTCGCCAAGCTCACGGCCCTGGTGCCGATCTCCGACGAGCTCCTGGAGGATGCGACCGGCTTGGAGTCGTGGCTTCGCGCCAAGGCTCCGGCGAAGATGGCGGCGAAGATCAACACCGCCATCGTCAACGGCACGGGCGTCGGGCAGCCGCTCGGCATCCTGCGGTCGCCGAGCGTGGTTTCGGTCGCCAAGGAGACCAGCCAGGCGGCCGACTCGATCTACTTCGCCAACATCAACAAGATGTGGTCGCGGATGTACGCCTCCTGGCGCCGCAACGCGGTGTGGCTCATCAACCAGGACATCGAGCCGCAACTCGACGCGATGGCCTTCGATCCGGCGGCAACGAGCAAGGTGCCGGTCTATCTCCCGCCCGGCGGCGTCTCCAACACCCCCTACGCGACCCTCAAGGGACGCCCGGTGGTGCCGGTGGAAGCCTGCTCCACGCTCGGCGATCAGGGCGACATCATCCTCGTCGACCTGTCGCAGTATTGGGGGCTCACCAAGGCGGGCGGGGTCCGGACCGATACCTCAATCCACCTCTACTTCGACCAGTCTCTCACGACCTTCCGCTTCGTCTTCCGGATGAACGGCATGCCGGCCTGGTCGAGCGCGATCACGCCCGAGAACGGGACTAACACCCGTTCCTGGGCCGTCACCCTCGACGATCGCGCCTAGCCGATCGCGGCCCCGCGCACGCGTGCGGGGCCGCTCCTCTCTCGTTCCGCTTCCCAGCCTTCCCGGCGGCGCCGTTATGGCGAGGCGTCGCTCCTCATGCGATCGGAGATCGTGCGATGAACAAGCACATTCTGGAGTTCCTCAACCCGTCGATCGGCTTCGGTCCGGTCAACATGGCCACCGGCGCCAACAGCGGCGACTACATCGACCTCAAGGAGTACGAGGGCTGCCTCGTGCTGTTCGTGAAGGGCGTCGGCACCGCCGGCGAAGATCCCACCATCACGCTGCTGCAGGCGACGGACGTGGCGGCCGGCACCACCAAGGCGCTCAACTTCACCCGCGTCGACAAGAAGCAGGCGACCGCGCTTACCTCCGTCGGCACGTTCACCACCGTCACGCAGGCGGCGGCCAACACCTACACCAACGACACGCTGGGCGAACTGCAGGCGATCATCGCGATCGACGTCAAGGCCGAGAACCTCGACGTCGACGGCGGTTATACCTGCCTGCATGCCTCGGTGGCGGACGTCGGCACCACCAGTCAGCTCGGCATCGTGGTCATGATCCCCTACGGCCCGAAGTATGCGAAGGCGACGCTCGATTCGGCGATCGTCTAAGCCGCGTTCCGTGAATGGGCCGCCGGTCCACCCGGCGGCCCACCCTCTGCAATTCCGACGATGAGGAGTCCGACTGTGCCGAAATTCCTTTTTACGGAGACCCGCCATGTCAAGGGGGCGGCTCCGCTAGTCTACGAAAAGGGCAGCGTTCACGAGCTGCGCCCCGATCAGATCACCCGCTGGCTGTCGCGCGGCGCCGGGACAACCGATCCGCTCGAGATCGCCAAGGCGGCCGGCGCCGAGACTGCGACCGCCGGTCCCGCCGACATCCAGACCGGGGAGACCGGGGAGCCCGTCGAGCCGCGCATGGAAGAAACCGCGACCGGCTTCGATGTCTACAATTCCGCCGGCGTGAAGGTGAACGACCGTCCGCTGCGCAAGAAGGTCGCTGAGACCATGCTCGCCGGGCTGATCAAGGCCGCCGCGGAATGATTTCGGCGCATGCCGTCGTCGACCCGCGGGTGCGCCTCGGCCCCGGCGTCGCGGTGGACGCCTTCGCGGTCGTCGGCCGTGTCCCTGGTTTCATCGCCGCTCTGGCGCGGCGGCCGACGCTACGCGGCTGGCTGACCGTCGGGGAGAACACTCTCATCGGCCCGCACGCGATCCTCTACATGGGCTGCGAGATCGGCGCGGATTGTCTGATCGGCGACGGCGCCAGCATCCGCGAGGACGTGGTGATCGGCGACGGCTGCCTCGTCGGCCGCTATGTGACCGTCAATTATGAGACGTCGATCGGCTCGCGGGTTCGTATCATGGACGGCGCGCACATCACCGGCCGCTGCACGATTGAGGATGACGTGTTCATCGGAATGAACGTCACCACCTCCAACGACCGGCGCATCGACCCGCTCGATTATCGCTTCGATGATGCATCAGTTCGAGGCCCGGTCATCCGCCGAGGCGCGTTCATCGGCTCGGGGGCGAACATCCTCCCAGGCGTCGAGATTGGCGAAGGCGCGGTCGTCGCCGCCGGCGCAATCGTCACGAAGAACGTCCCGGCCCACGCTCGCGCATGTTCGCCCGCCGCCAGCATTCGGTTGCCGGGATGAACGTCGTTTCGTTTCTCTCTCCGCGACCGCGCGACCCCCATTGGTCGCCGCATTACGACCAGTGCGTCGCAGCGCAGAAGATATCCTGCACGAAATTCGGTCTGCGGCAGATCGTCATCACCGACCCTGGCATCTCGTTCGGAGCGGCGGTTGAGACGTTCGAAGTGGATTTGCCTGCGGCTCTGATGCCGGCCCTCCTTGCCGGCCAGTTTGCCTATCTCAATAGTGCCGCCTTCGACGCCGACACCATCCTCACCGGCGTCGACTGCCTGATCGGGAAAGATCCGCGAGCCGTGTTCGATGGCGGCTCCGAAGATTGGGATGTGGCGGTCACCATTGGTCCGTTCTCCGATTGCCCACTTAATACCGGCGCGATTTTCTGCCGGCACGGCACCGGACCCGCCTTGGCCGAGATCTGGCGCGTCGCGCTGGCGGGCATGGGCAGCCGCTGGGGCGACGATCAGCGTGCGCTGGCGGGCGAATTGGGCTCTGCCCTCGACCCCGTCCGGACGCTCCGCAACGGCCTTCGCGTCGGCTATCTCCGCTGCGAGGAACACAATTGGGCGCCGGAGCATGAACGCGATCGGGTCGAGGCGACCGTCGTCCACTTCCGCGGCGCCCGCAAGGAATACATCGGCCGCTGGTGCGCGAGGTTCCTGTGAACGAATCGCGTGAGCGCGAGTTCTGGACACCGGAGCCGATCTGGCTCGGCCGGACATGCTTCCTCCTCGGCGGTGGGCCGAGCTTGACGCAAGCGGACTGCGATCGGCTCGAGGGCCTTCCGGCGATGGCGATCAACTCGTCGCACCTCAAGGCACCCTGGGCGCCGGTGCTGTTCTTCACCGACAGCGGCTGGTATGAGCGGCACCGCGAGGTGGTCCGCGATTGGCCAGGGATCGTCGTTTCGGTGTCGCGCACCGCCAAGCGAGAACTGCCCGACACGGTCAAGCGCGTCGAAGGCATCCACAGCCCCGATGGCTTCCCGCCGGTGGGGACGCCGGCGATCCGCCAGGGCCGGTCCTCCGGTCATACCGGCGTCAGCCTCGCAGCGGCGCTGGGGGCCAATCGCATCGTGCTTCTCGGCTACGACATGCGCGCCGTCGACGGCCGCACGCACCACCACGACGACTACGTCCACAACGGCAACGATGCCGAGGTCTACGCCCGCGAGTTCGTGCCGATGTTCGCCGGCTGGAACGCCGCCGCGCTGAAATCCGGGATCGAGATCGTCAATGCGACCCCCGGCTCGGCCCTGACCGAGTTCCCATTCGTCACCCTGGACGAGATTCTATGCGAAGCATCCTGACCGTTACGTCGGCCGCGACGGATCATGCCCTGACGACGCTGGAACGGTTCAAGACCGACCTCGCGATCACCGGCACGAACGCAGACCGCGACACCGCGATCGAGGATCTGATCGACGACATCTCCGATGCGGTCGATTCCTATCTCGGCCGCACCCTGGCGAAGGAAACCGTCAGCGAGTCCTTCCGTCTCGATCCCTACGAAGTGCCGGAAGCCTTGCCCCTTACGCGCTGGCCTGTGGCTTCCATCACCTCCGTCACGGTCGATGGGACTTTGGTCGATGCGTCGGAGTATGAGATCGACGCGGAAACCGGCCAGCTTTATCGGCTCAACGCGAGCGGATATCGCTGGGCCTGGGTCTCCTGCAAGGCGACCGTCGTCGTCTATGTCGCGGGCTACGTCCTGCCGGCAGAGTCGAACCGAACCCTGCCGAAGGATATCGAGCTCGGCGCGCTGGCATGGACCCGCAGCGTGTGGTTCGCGCGCTCCCGCGACCCGCTGGTCAAGGTCGAGGACATACCGGGCGTCGAGCGGCTTGAGTATTGGGTCGGAGGCTTGGGCGGGGACGCCGGGCCGCCGCCAGACGTTGTGGCGCTGATCGCGCCCTATCGCCGGATCGCGCTGTGAACTCCGCCTCGGCTGCCGCCAGTTACGCGCGCCTCATCAGCCAGAACGGCGAGACCGTCACCCTGCGGCGTTACTCGGGGTCTGGCGACAGCCGGACGGCGACCGATTACACCCCCATCGCCGCGCGCGTTGTGGGTTATCAGCCGAGCGAGCTGGTCGACGACGTTCAGCAGGGCGACCGCAAGGTCATCCTGCTCGCCGAGGACGTGACCGCTCTGAGTTTCCCCGCGCCGGTTCTCATTACGGACAAGATCGTCGTGCGCAGCAAGGAGATGGCCATCCAGGCGATCGACGACAGCAGCAGGCGCGTCGGCGAGACGCTGATCGCCTACGAAATCCGGGTGCGCGGATGACCCGCGCCTCGCTCCAGGCATTGCGCAGGACCATCACTGTCGAGTGGCCGAAGGCGACGGAGGAGGCTGCGAGAGCATTGCTTCTCAAGGTCGCCACCGAGGGCAATACCCGCACTCTTGACGAGCAGACACAACGGTCGGGGATCACTCCATCTGTCGAGGCCTACGCCAACACGCCCGGCAACAAGAATCTGGCTTCGGTCAAATTGCCGGGGCCGATCGTCTACCGCTATCAGTATCTCGGGGAAATCGTGCAGGTCGCGCTGAAGGCGCTTGAGGACGCGAGCCCGGCCCGGAGCGGCCGATACAAGAGCAGCCATACCGTGTTCCTCAATGGAATCCAGATGCGCTCCCTGCCGCCGACGTTGCTGGCTTCCGACGAAATCATCATCTCCAACATCGTGCCGTATGCCCGGCGTCTCGAAATCGGCAAGACCAAAGCCGGTCGCGATTTCGTCATTCAGGTTCCAAATCGGATTTATGAGCGCGTGGCGAAATCCGCGCTGATCCCGAAATACCGCAACGTCGCCAAGATCGCCTTCAATTACGTCAGCCTGCCGAACGCCTATGTGACGAAGGGCGGTCTCTCTCCGTCCTATCTCGTCGAGGCCCGGCGGGTCGGCATGGGACCGCATCCGGGAATCGCCCGCAAGCGCCGGCAGAAGCCCGGTGAAGCCATCCGCTATCCGGGCCTGATCATCACGGCGCTCCGATGACAACAACCGATGCCTTCAATGCCGTGAAAGATCGCATCGTCGCGGCGATCACGGATGTATCGCTGGCGTGGCAGAACGAGGATTTCACCGTCCCGGATCTGCCCGCCTCATTCATCCGCATCGATATGAGCGTCGACAATCAGTTCGCGGCCTCGTTCGGTGGCGGGCTGGGAAGCAATCGCTGGCGCAATACGGGCTTTATCGAGGCCCATGCATTCGTTCCTGTCGGCCAGGGCTTCGCTGTCGCATCCGACCTTGCCGAACGTGTTGCAACTCTGTTCCGCGGCTACCGCGACGGGACGATCTCATGCTTCTCGGCCAGGATCGAGCCGGGTGCCGCTGACGGGAATTACTGGCGGGCAACCGCCGTCATCGATCTTCAGTTCGATCTCATCGGCTAACCGCGTCGCGAGACGCCCAATCCCATAGGAGAACCTGCCATGTCGCTCGCGGAAGGCGTTCAAGCCCGTATTGCCTACAAGGCCCATTCGACCGGCGTTATCACGCCAGGAACCTCGCCCGATCTCTCGACCGATCCGGGCGCCACCGGCGCTCAGACGCTCCGCCGCGTCTCGTCCTCGCTCAACCTCACCAAGACGACCTACCAGTCCGGCGAAATCCGCTCGGACCGCCAGATCGCAGACTATCGCCACGGTCCGCGCAAGGTCGAGGGCTCGGTCTCCGGCGAGTTGTCGGCCTTGACCTATCAGGATTTCTTCGAGGCCTCGACGCGTGGAACGTGGGCCGCGGCTATCACCGCGAGCGAAAGCGATTTCACCTCCGCGGCGTTCGACGCTGACGCCTCCACCGTCACCTTCGCCAGCGGCAACCCGGTGACGAAGGGCTTTCGCATCGGCGACTTGATGCGCTTCGCCAATCTCGCGACGGCCGGGAACAATGCGACGAATTTCCTGATCACCGGCTTCGGCGGAACGACAAACGAGACCGTATCGATCTATCCGGCCCCGACGACCGAGACGGCCGACACGGCCTTCACAGTGACGGCGTTCAAGAGCCTCGAAATCCCGTCGTCCGGTTTCGTCTCGCGGCTGTTCGCCATCGAGGAATATTCCTCGGATGTCGACATCGCCCGCGTGTTCAGCGAATGCCGGATCGGCGGGTTCAATCTCAAAATCCCGGCTACGGGGATGGCCACCATCGAGTTTCCGCTGATGGGCCGGGATATGACGAGCTACGAGTCCGGCAGCGCGCCATTCTTCACCTCGCCTACCGACGTGACGACTACGAATGTCATGGCGTCGGTCAACGGACTCCTGCGCGTTGGCGGAACAAACGTCGCCGTCGTTACCGGCCTCGACATGAGCCTCAATCTCTCACCGTCGAGTGACCCGGTAGCAGGATCTAATTTGGTGCCGGAAATCTTCCTCGGCCGCGCCAACCTCACCGGCAACATCACGGCCTTCTTCGAGAATTTGACGCTCGTGAACGATTTCACCGACGAGACTGAAATCGATCTCCTTGTCTATCTCACGGGGTCGAGCGACGCCGGTGCACAGGCGATGACGTTCTATCTCCCGCGCCTCAAGTTCGGCGCTGCGGATCTCCCCCTCCAGGGCGAGGCCGGCCAGACCATCACCCTGCCGTTCCAGGCGCTTCTCTATCAGGGCTCGGCCGCAGGCGTTCCGCTCACCACTCTGCGCATTGTTGATACAGAGGCCACCTGATAACCGATCCCGCGTTCCGACCGCGGGCAAGCCGCACCGAAAGGTGCTTCGCGTGATCCTCGACGCGAACGGGGAGCGATTGTGTCGGACAGTCGCTCCCCACCGCGTCTCCGACAATCCGACAAAGGAACTCCGACCATGAGCAAGTTTGACGCGCTCGCGCTGGCGGTCGATTCGCCCTCGCGCATGCCGATCTACCATCCGACCTCCCAGCAGCCACTGCGCGACACTGACGGCAACGAGGGCTATCTCGATCTCCTCTCGGCCGACAGCACGGCAGCCAAGAAATACGAGCGGTCCGTCACGGATCGCCGGTTGGCCGTTCGTGGCCGGTCGAAGCTGACCGCCGCGGAACTGGAGGCCGAGGCCATCGAGCAGCTTGTCGCGCTGACGAAGGGCTGGCACCTGATCGGCCTCGACGGCAGCCCCATCGCCGTCGATTTCACGCCGACCAATGCCCGAGAGCTTTATTCCAGTCCGGCAATGGCGTGGCTTCGTGATCAGGCGCAGGCGTGGATCGCCGACCGCGCAAATTTCTCCAAGGCCTCGTCGACGATGTAGTCGCGTTTGCGGAGCACGTCTTTCGGCTTGATATGTTTCAGGCCGATGGATCGCGGCTCCGCGATCACCTCGAATCCGTCGAGAGGCAGACGGGTAAGCGTCCGGCACAACTCGACGGCCCCGATCTCCCCGACCAGGGCGCGCACCTGTGGGGATGGTTCGCGGATTTGTCACGCGGCCGCCAAATGGGTGGCATGGGGCCGTCCCGCCTGACCTACGCCGATATGCAGGCCTGGATTGCCCTGATGGGCGTCGCCGTCGAGCCGTGGGAAATCCGGGCGCTCCTGCGCATCGATTCGGCGTGGCTCGTCTGTCAGGCCGAAAACAAGCCAAAAGGAAATGGGGGGGCGGCATAGCCGATGGCAAACGAAGCAGTCCTTCAGGCCATATATGGGATGGGGTTAGACGCCTCGGTCTACACCGCGGCGACGGCGAAGGTTGCGCAGGCCAACGAGCAGATGCTTGTCGGCATGGAGAATGTCGTCGTCGCCGAGGAGAAGGTAACCCGCGCCACGGCCAACAGCGCCAGCGGTCTCGACAAGCTGTTGGCCAAGAACAACTTGGCGATCAAGGCCCAGCAGGAGTACCAGCGGTCGCTCGATCAGGTAACACGCTACGAGCAGGAGGGCATTGGCTCGGTCCAGCAACGGGCTATGGCAATCTCCGATGCGACGCGAGTCTACGAAAACAATATCCTGCGTCTGAACGCCGCGAACGCGAATGCCGCTGGCGTCACCGCTCGCGGACTGACGACGATCTCCAACGGCCTCTCCATCAACCGCATCGGCATGATGGAGTTGCAAGCCGCCGGCATCAACTCGTTCCAAGCACTCGCCGCTGGCATGGACCCGTTCCGCGTCGCCACGATGGAAGGCGCCCAGGTCATGGGCGCGTTCGTCCAGGGCGGGTTGCTCACGGGGCGCACGCTGCTTGGGCTTGCGGGGCCAGTCGGTTCGGCGGTGGCGCTGGTGGGAACGCTTGTGCTCGCGTTTATGAACCTCGGCGACGCGCAGAAGGATGCCGAGACAGTGGCGGCGCAGTTCGCCAAGACACAGGAAGATGTCAACAAAGTTCTGATGACGACTGCGGAAGCAGCGCAGGCGGCCACGCAGGCGCTACACGGCAAGACAGTCCAGGAAGTCACCGACGATATCAAGCTGATCGAAACTCAGGTTTCCAGGCTCCAGGCGCAAAAGAAGTTGATCGCCTCGGGCGAGCTTGGGATCAACACGGCGACCGGCCAGCAGGAGGACCAGTCCGGCGCGTTGGCCCAACTGCGCGGTCAGATCGCCGCCGCCGAAGCCGATGCCGACAACCTCCGCGAAACACTTGAACGCCTGAACGACCCGACGCAGACCGGCAAGTTTCGCGACGATGCGGCAAAAGCCGCTGAGAAGGCACAAAAGGACGCCCTCAAGGCGGCCGAGGATCGCGCTCGGTTCGTGCAGAAGATCAACAACGATTTGGACGCTCAGGAAAAGCGCACCCAGGACTCAGCCGACAAGCGCAACACGTCTGTCGAAAAATACATTTCCAGTCTTGAGAATGTCGCTGATACCGAGGGCCTGTCGACCGAGCAGAAGGAAATTCAGCGCGCCACCATCGAGGCGCAAAACAAGCTGATCGACGACCAGGGTAATAAGCTCCGCGACCTCACCGAGACAGAGAAGCAGCGGATCGCCAACGCCGTTCAACTCAAGGAACAAATCGACGCGCAGACGAAGGCGAACGACAAATTCCAGAAAGACGTTGAGCAAACGTCGAAGCGTGTCCTCAGCAACGTCTCCCAGGCAGCGGGCGATATCCTGTTCGATTACCTGAGCGGCAAGACGAGCAATTTCTGGCAGACGTTTGAGGATTTGGGAAAGCGCGCCTTCGCCAACATCCTTGCCGATTCCATCACACAGACTTTCCTAAAGGGCCCGATCAACTCGCTCGTTTCCAGCGTGCCCGGCCTATTCGGCATCACCGTGCCGGGCGCCACCGGATCGCCCGCCGCGGGGAGCGCCAGCGGCGTGTCCGCCTCCTCGCTGCTCAACTTCATGCCGAACCCGACCTCGCTGCGCAGCATCGGCAGCGGCATCGCCAACGCGTTCAGCGGCAGCGGCCCGGCCAACGCGCTCGGCGGCCTCGGCGGCGACGAGGGCGTCGACATGGGCTTCGCGGCCGGCGAATCGGCGGGCAGCTCGGGCGGCATGCTCAGCGGCCTGTCGAGCGCCTTCTCGGCGGTCCCGGTGTGGGGCTGGATCACGCTGGCGGCGACGATCGCCAAGCAATTCACCAGCGGCGCCAGCCCGAACACGCCGCTCGGCGTCGCCAACACGCTGCTGCTGCCGTCGCTCGACGAATGGATGGCCAATCCGGGCCGCTCGGCCGCCAACGTGCTCGACCCGACCGGCCTGGCGATCTCGGACGTCCTCGGCGGCAAAGGCTCTTTCGCGAGCTATCTGACGCCGGGCGGCCTGCTCAACAACATCCTTGGCGGCTCGCCCTCGGTCGGCCCGAACGGCGTGACGGAGATCACCGGCGCCACCAGCGGCCGGCTGTCGGTCGGCGCCACCGGGGCCGACAACGGCGCCGACGGCAGCGTGACGGCGACGCTGGCGCAGCAGACGGTCGACGCCATCAACAAGCTGGCCGATGCCTTCGGTCTCAACGTCTATTCGCCGGGCGGCGATGTCGGCATCTTCCAGGGCGCCGCCAATGCCGGCAAGACGATGAGCGGCGGCGACTTCATCAATTCGCTGATCGGCATCGGTGATATCCGCTCGACCGATCCGCACATTCAGGACGCCATCAATTCCTCCGATGCGACAAATCTTGAGGCCAACCTTCAGTCGGTAACGACGCTGATCGCGCTTATGAAAAACATCAGCGACACGGGGACCATCGATCCCAAGCCGCTGACGCAATCCGAGCAAGTCCTGAAGGCCATCAACGACCAGTTCGATACCTTCGCGACGAAGGCTGCCGATTTCGGCTATTCGCTGGCCGAGATCGAACAGGCCCGGCAAAAGGCGCTTCAACAGGTCACGCAGGGTTTCAACGATTCGATCCAGAGCCAGATTCTTGGCTTCACCAATCCCATGCAGCAAGCCCTCGATGCGCTCGATAAGGCGCAGGCCACGCGGCTCGACGAGGCCAAGGCGGCGGGGGCCGATCTCGTCGCGGTCGAGAAGCTTTCTGGATTGGAGCGCGAGAAGGTCGTCGAGCAATACGGCGCCGATATCAACCAGTATCTGAAGAGCCTGAAGCTGGGCGATCTCTCCACATTGTCGCCGGCTGACAAACTCAAGGAAGCGCAGGGCCAGTTCGGCGCAGCCATTGCATCGCAGAATGCGGCGGATGCGACCGCCGCCGCGACCAATCTCCTCAATGCCGCCAAGGCGTTCTATGCGTCGAGTTCGGGGTTTGCAGCAACCGAAAGCTTTGTCACGTCCAGCCTGACGAACCTGGGGCACCAGTTTGGGTTGCCGGGCTTTGCCGATGGGACAACTTCGGCGCCTGCGGGATACGCGATCGTCGGCGAGCGCGGGCCGGAGATCGTGCGGTTCCGCGGTGGTGAAAGCGTTACACCCAACAATGCCATTACCAACGACAACAGCGACGTTGTCTCGGCGCTTGAGGTAGTGAGCGGGCAGCTTGCCGAAGCCAATCTGAGACTTGCTGATCAGTCACGCGAGATGCAGATGCTGCGTCATCAGATGAAGGTGCGCGCATGATTCCGGGAGCACTTCCCGTAGCCGTAGCGGCACTCGCGTCATGGCCGGCGTTGCTGGGCAGCCTCGCAGGTGCTTTCCCTGTGGCCGTCAGTGCCCATGCTCCCGCACCGATCGCAGCGCATCCGATCGGCTCGGCACCAATTGCGGGGTGGCCGAGTCTGGCCGACCTCCGGGCACCCTCTGTCAAAGAAGAATCTCTTGTCGACGACGCGACATGCCTTGTCGAGATCGATGTATTCGAGGGCGGCGGGACGACGATCCTAAAGCCTCAGCCGATCGCCTACGGTCCCATTGCATCCTTCCCTTACGGCTCGGTGATCCCGGTTGGCGATACGACGCTCAAATATTCGGATACCAACTGGCTCGGCGAGCCCACGGACCCGGACAGGCCGAATGCGGTCTATCTCGGGCGCGCCGTGACGCCTATCCAGTTCGAGCGCGACGCACCCATTCTCCCCGAGCAGCAAAGCCGGCTCCAGGCGCAGTTCGGTCAGATTGTTATTGCTGCGGGCGATGGCGTGCTCGATTCGGCAATCAAGAACTTTGCCGTGGCTGGGCGAAGCGTTCGCGTTTATCGCGGCCCACGGTCAACCCCAACGACGGCGAATTTCTCCAGCTTCAGTCAAATCCTGTCGGCCCTTGCTACCGGGTGGACGCAGGACGAAAACCAAGTGACGATCGATCTCAGGGACACCGGGTTCCGGCTCGATCAGCCGCTACAGTCCAATCTCTACGCCGGGACCGGAGGAGCCGAGGGCGATTCGCAATGGCTCGGCAAGCCGAAGCCGTGCCTCTTCGGTTTCCGCCGGAACATCACCCCCGATCTGATCGATACCGGGAATCTGGTCTACCGCGTTCACTTCCGGGCGATGCAGGAGGTGACGGCCGTGCGCGATCTCGGCGCCGCCCTCACGTTCAGCGACGATTACGATACCTACGCCGATCTCATCGCCGCCAGTCTTTCGGGCGGTGATTACGCGACCTGCCTTGCCGATGGGCTTCTGCGGATCGAGACATCTGCCACACAACTCACGGTCGATGCCAAGGGGGATAACACCGGGGGCTATGTCGATACCCACGCAGGGATAGCGCGACGCGTTCTCTCCGATATGGCGGCTCTTAATCCATCGGATTACATCGCCTCCTCGTTTGGTGGGTGGCCGGGTGGAACTGCGGGCCTGTTCTACTCCTCCTCCGATGCTCCGACATGCGCCGACGCCCTGGATCGTCTTTCAGCCTCAATCGCCGGGTGGTGGGGGCCGCAGCGGGACGGCCGCATTGTCGGCGGTGCCCTGTTCGATCCATCGGCGTTCGGGGCCGATCTCTTCCTCGCGCTTGAGGATTTCATAACGCTGTCCGATATCCGCGGGTCGGTGCAGCTCCTGACGCTGCCGACCGTGGGATCGGGGACGGCCCTGCCGCGCTATAGGCAACGCGTCGGCTACCAGCAGATTGAGACGGTGCAGTCGGGCTCCGACCTTGCCGGGACCGTTTCGGCTTCGGACCGGGCCTATTACAGCCAGGAATCCCGCTCGGTCACGGCAATCGATACGACGGTGCAAACCCGCTATCCGCTGGCCGCCGATTATCCCGTTCTGATCTCGCTGTTCGACGCCTCGGCCAATGCGCAAACCCTGGCTGACACGGTGCTTGGTTTGCACAAGCACGAGCGCCGCATGTTCCGCGTGCCGTCGGGTGGACGTGGTTTTCTGGTCGATCTCGGCAAGGTGGTGAACCTCGCCTATCCCCGCTACGGGATCGAGAACGGGCAGAACTTCGTCGTCGTTGGCACGATCGAGGACGCGAATGATTGCGAGCTAATCCTATGGGGTTAAATGTGGCCACGCAGTTCATCTGCCGCCAGTGCGAGCGGCCATTCGTGTCTCCATCCAGAGCAAAGCGAGCCCTCTTTTGCTCGCGTAAATGTTGGAGCGAGCAAATGAAGACGCGGACCACCAGTGTGTGTTTGGCCTGCGGTAATCGGTTTAGAAGCAGGAATCATGACCGAGTTTGTTGCTCCAGAAAATGCGGGCAGGCGCACCGACGTGCGAAATACGACAAGCACGCTGCGGCCATTGCGCGGTTCTGGTCCAATGTAAAAACGGGCGAAGGCGGCGATGCATGCTGGATATGGCAAGGAGCAGTTAGCGGAGACGGTTACGGAACGCTGTGGAACGGCAAATGCCAAGTCGGCGCTCATCGGTTTTCTTATGAATTGAACATCGGCCAACTGACGGATGGGAGATGGGCACTCCATAGATGCGACGTTCCGCTCTGTGTGCGTCCTGGACACCTATATGCCGGCACGCAAAGCGATAACCAGCGTGATCGCTGGGATCGTACCGGCTTTCGCAGGGTGGCGTAGATGACGAACGCGATCCTGTCGTTCACCAACTACATCGATCAAACCGGCGCATCGCTTACGGCCTCCTCGGAGGCGCTGGCGGTGGCGAATCTCGCATCGCCGATCATTCAGCTTCCATGGCGGACGGAAACCGGCACCGAATGGTGCCAAGCCGATCTTGGCGCGGTGCAATCGGTCGGCGTCGTGTGCTTTCAAATCCCCCGCTCCGGCGTGATGCTCGGCCCCACCGATACCGTGCGCCTTCGGCTGGACGCATCAACCCCAGGCGGTGGGACGGCCTATGATTCCGGTGCGGTGGCCTCGGGCATCGTCTCGGGCATCGGAACGTGGCTTAAATTCTTCTCGGTCCCGGTCTCCGCCCGGTATGTCCGCCTCGATTTCTCGGCCCCGGCGCTTTCCTACATGCAGATCGGACGGTTGTGGGTCGGCAGCTATTTCCAGCCGACGCGCAACTTCGATTTCGGCTGGGGGCGCGAATGGTCGGACATGTCGGCCATCACCAAGGGCCCCAAATCGGGACTCCGCTTCCGCAATATCGGCCCGAAATTCAGGACGCTCACCGTGGCGTTCAACAGCCTGAGCGATACCGACGCCGACACGATGGAGGATGGCGACATTCTCACCGGCCTGTCGTCTCAGATGCTGGCTTGCACCAATCCCGATAGCCCGCTCAGGACTTCGATCATCGGCACACCGGCCCGCACCTCGCCGATTGCGCAGGCGAACTTCGTCCAGTTCCAGAAACAGATCACCCTCGAAGAGGACCTCTGATGGCCAACCCGAAATATTTCAACCGCGTGCTGGTGGCCACCACCACCATCGGCACCGGCACCTTGAGCTTGGGCGCCGCTCCGACCGGCTATCAGGATTTCAGCGATGGCGGGGCATCGTCCGGCGATACGGTCGGCTTCACCATCGTCGACGATCTCACCAATCCGACGCAGTGGGAAATTGCCGAGGGAGATTGGACGGCGGGAAGCCCGGCGACGTTGACCCGCGCCTCAATCCTTGAAAGCACCAACGGCGGGCTGGCGGTGAATTGGGGCACCGGCACGAAATACATTTTCAGCGTCGACCCGGCACAACGCAGGATCGCCGGACCGAACGCGGCCGTTACGGACGGCAATATGGCGGTGTGGGACGGCACCGATGGGAATCACATCAAGGACGGAGGCCCCGTTTCGTCGGCGTGGTCGACTGGCGACGGCAAGATCACGCTTCGGACAACGGCCGATACCGGATGGGTCAAGGCCGATGACGGGACGATCGGCAGCGCCTCGTCCTCTGCAACGACCCGCGCCAACGCCGATTGCGAGGATTTGTTCACCCTTCTGTGGACCAATATCGCCGACGCCGACGCGCCAGTCACCGGCGGCCGTGGCGTATCGGCAGCCGCCGATTGGTCGGCGAACAAGCCCATTGCACTGACAAAGCAGCTCGGCCGCGCACTGGCAATCTCGGGTGCTGGATCGGGGTTGACATCGCGGACGCTCGGTCATGCGCTCGGTGCTGAAACCAAGACAATCGCGCAGGCCAACCTGCCGAATTACAACCTGACGGTCACGGATGGTGGCCATAGCCATGTGACCTATGGCCCGAACCAGGATGCGACCGGCATCGCCGCTGGTGCCACGATCATCACAAACGGTGCCACACCCGGGACGACGCAATCGGCAACGACGGGCATCACGGTTGCCAGCGGCGGCAGCGGCACGGCGCTCGACATCATGCAGCCGGCGTCGTTCTGGAACGTGATGATCAAA